TGTTAAATCTTGTTCGCTCAGCACGCAATCGCTTGCGTCCTGTGTGAATTACTTTGTTTGGAATTGTTTACCGTGTTTTTCCAACACGAAAATAGGTTCCGTTACAAGTTTTTCGATATTGTTCAATTTTCAAGGTCCTGTGCGCCTCAGCCTTGCGGCTGACGACTTGATTATTTTACCACAGAAGCGGTTTTTTGTCAAGCTTTATTTTGGCAGCCCCTATTATTGAGTTACACACCAAGGAATTGGTTGTGTAGCTCAATTTTTTTATTCCTCATCCAGAGGAAACCGTCAAGGAGGACTACATCATGGCAAACATCAAAGTCACCAGCAAGCAGGACGCTTGGAACAAGGTCAACCAGATTTTCCCCACCGACTATGAGCAGGATGTGCAGAGCAGCACCCGTGCTGGCTACCCCGTCTATCGGAGCACCGCAGAGGGCCACTTCTATGACTACATCTGTGACCTGGGTGACCGTCTGGAGGTCAACCTTGACAGCAGCCATCTGGAAACAGCCAACATCTGGATTGAGGAGCCCGCCACTGAGGAGGCCCCGGTGCTGTCTGAGGAGCGGGTGGCAGTTGCCAAGCGGCTCCAGCGTGCTGTGTTCTATTTCACTGAGGAATACCTCAAGGAACTGGAAAACAAGGCCAAGGAGGATGAGGCCGTTGCGGCCATGCAGGCCAACAGCTCCAAGGATGGCCCCGTGCAGTGCATGGTGCTGACCGCTGAGGGCAACGCCAATGTCATGCTGGACTGCATCAAGGAACTCCACCAGGCCGTGCACATCTTGCTGGACAAGCAGGAGGATGTGGATGAGTGGATGCTCTCCGGCATCACCGCCATGATGGACCGGGCCAACGAAATGAAAATCATTCCCTATGACCTGCCCACCTCCATCTGTGGCCTGCTGTGCGCTCAGTACCGCTAAGGTGCTGAGGCGCTACGGCAACAATCTGACTGTGAAAAGAGGTGAACACATTGGCAGACTATGCTTTCCGTTCCTACCATGAGCGCCAAGAAATTGAGCGCATGGTGGAGGCCGGAATGAGTGTAAAAGAGATTGCAGGCTCCCTGGGCATCTCCCTCTCCGCTGTCTATGCGGAGCTGAGGCGTGGCCGGGACGGCACCAGGCTCCCTGACAAGCGCCTGCGCTACAACGCCGACCTGGCCCAGCTCAGTGTCCAGCAGGGGCTTGAACGGAGAGGTAGGCGCTCCGGCAATGAGGCATGAAACCCCGCATCTATTAAAAACCAAGGAGGACAAAACCGTGAGCAACAACCCCATTGTGCTGAAAAGCAACCGGCTTTCTGATGAGTGCATCGGAACTGTCCGGTTGACCCCAGAGGCGGAAAAAGTGGTCCGCCGTCTGCGGGCAAAGACCTCTCTGCCTATTCGGCAGATCGTTTCTGAAATCATCGTCCAGGCAGAAAACCTCATTGATATTGAGGGCCCGGATGACGATGCGGAGGACTGAGCCATGGCGATGATAACCAGACATGTCCGCTGCAAAAAGTGTGGACAGCTTTTTCCACTGACCTATCCCGAAAAGCTGTCTGACATCGGCCTCAGCGTCATCTCCATCTGCAAGATGTGCCGCACCACACAAACCAATATCAAGGAGGACAACACCAATGAAAACCGCTGTTTCTAATGTGGCCCCCGGCCAGGTGGTCAAGTTTCATGGGGAGCCCTGCATTGTGCTGGAGCACCGCACGGCTGGCACCCTGCTGGTGACCGCTGCCCAGATTAAGAGCTCTTTTGGCTCCACCAACAACTTTGCTGCCAGCTCTTTCCGTGAGCACCTCAACGGTGCCTTTGCGGATGCCCTGACTGAGGGCCACGCTGATGAGCTCATCACCCGTGAGGTTGACCTCACTGCCCTCAACGGCTCCAAGGAGTACGGGAGCTGTAAGTGCAAGGTGGCCCCGCTGACCTTTGATGAAATCCGCCGTTTCCACGGTCTGCTGCCCAAGCCTGAGAGCTGGGAGTGGAGCGCCACGCCCTGGAGCACCCCCTGCGTGGATGAGGATGATACCTGGGTCATGGGCTTGGGCACCGATGGCTATGTCGGCGACAACATCTGCACCAGCACCTACGGGTCCCGCCCCGCTTTCCTCATCCCCTCCCAGTATGCCGTGGAGGTTGATGGCGGCCTGGACCAGTACACCACCAATGAGCTGATTGCGGAAATCAACCGCCGCATGAACGGTTAAGGTGAGCGCCATGACCACCAGTGAGCCCAATGCCCGCCGGTATTCCCGGCGGTGCCGCCAGCGCCGCATGGCCCGGAGGCGCAACGCCACGGTCATCATGGCCATTCTGGCCGTCCTTGCCACTGTGTTTGCCCTTGGCTATGCCAGCGGATGCAGTGCCCACCAGACGGACGATGAGGTCAAGACCCCTGAGCCTGTGGTGACAGCGGAAACCGTCACCCCTCCAGCCCCGGAACAGAGCCCCGTGGAGCCCTCTGCACCACCAGAGGAAACCACGGAGTCTGCCCGCCACCGTGATGACATCGTGAGTGAGGGGCGGCTCCTCAGCTACGAACTCCAGGAAGTCATGCAGGACTGCTGTGAACACTATGAGGTGCCCTATGCTCTGGCCCTTGCCATCGCAGAGGTTGAAACCCACTTTGACCCCGATGCCGTCAGCGCCACTGGTGACTATGGCCTCATGCAGATCAACTCTGTCAATCACGAGTGGCTTTTGGAAAAAGGCCTTGACCCCATGACCCATGCCGGGAACATTGAGGCCGGTATCTATATCATCTCCCAGTATCTCCAGAGCTACGGAGAGCCAGAGCTTGCGCTGATGGCCTACAACTGCGGGCCCGGCGGCGCAAGAAAGCTGTGGGATGCAGGTACATACCAGACCGACTACTCCCGCAAGGTTATGACCGCTTTTGAATACTGGACAAGCGTGCTGGAGGTTGACTGAAATGCCCTACTATAAGACCTGCCCTGACTGCGGAGCCCACCTTGACCCCGGTGAGCGCTGCGACTGTAAAGATGATACCAAGGAGGATTGTACCAATGTTGGAAATGAAAATCAAGATTGAGGCGGATGCTGCCGTCCTCAAGGCCATTGACAAGCTGACCACGGCGCTGGAAAAGAACGCCGTCAACATCTCCGTGCCCCAGGACATTCCTGCCCCCGTGGCTCCTGTGGCCGCCCCTGTCACCCATGCCCCGGTGCCGCCGGTCACCACGCCGCCCGCTACTGTGGTCCCTACCCAGCCCACCCCTGCGCCTGTGGCAACCCCTACCCCTGCACCGGCTCCTGCGGCACCTGCCCAGACTGTGGCCCCTACTAACCCCGCTCCCACTGTTCCCGTGACCACGGCCCCCACCTACACCCTTGACCAGATCGCCAAGGCCGGTGCCAGCCTGGTGGATGCGGGCAAGATGGAGCAACTGCTGGCTCTGCTGGCCAAGTATGGCGTGCAGGCCGTCACCCAGCTCCAGCCGGACCAGTACGGTGTCTTTGCCACCGAACTGCGGACGCTGGGCGCACAGCTCTAAGGAGGTGCCCTATGCCTCCCGAAAAGCACGCCCTGCTTTCTGCCTCATCGGCATCCCGCTGGCTGAAATGCACGGCGGCCCCCCGCTTTGAGGAGCACCTGCCGGAGCGCACCAGCGAATATGCGGAGGAGGGCCGCCTGGCCCATTCCATCTGTGAGCTCAAGACCCTCAAGAAATTCACTGTGATGACCTCCCGCACCTACACCACCCGCCTCAATAAGCTCAAAAAGGACCCGCTCTACTCTGAGGAAATGGACAAGACCAGTGACCTCTACATTGAGCACCTGATTGAGCAGGCCATGCTCTATGACAGCACGCCCACTGTGGTAGCGGAGGCGCAAGTGGACTTTGGGGAGTATGTCCCGGAGGGCTTTGGCACCTGTGACAATGTGATGATTGGCGGGGACACCCTCAGCATCACGGACTACAAGCACGGCAAGGGTGTCCCGGTGTCCGCCGTGGGCAACCCGCAGATGCGGCTCTACGCTCTGGGTGCTCTCAAGCGCTATGCCCCCGTGTTCGGCGATGCCATCAAGAAAGTCCGCATGTCCATTGACCAGCCCCGCCTTGACAGCTACACCACCGACACTATCACCGTGGAGGAGCTGATGGCCTGGGGCGAGAACATCAAGCCCATTGCACAAAAGGCTTTCTCCGGGCTGGGTGAGTTTGTCCCCGGTGACCACTGCCGTTTTTGCCGTGGCAAGGCTCAGTGCCGTGCCCGTGCCAACACCAACACGGCGCTGGAGGACTTCAAGGACTGCGTGCCCGCCTCCTCCGTCCCGCCTGACGCTATGGCCCCCCAGGAGTTTTCCCACATCGGCCCGCATGGGAATGAGGTGCACCCGCTCCTCTCTGATGCGGAGATCGGTGACCTCCTCATCCGTGGCAAGGAGCTGGTGGCCTGGTACAAGGACCTGGAGGAATACGCCACCAAGGCCCTACTGGATGGCAAGCCCATTGAGGGCTGGAAACTGGTGGCTGGCCGGAGCATCCGCACCTTTACGGACCAGGATGCCGCCATCCAAGCTGCCATTGCCGCCGGATATGATGAGGCCCTGCTCTATGACCGCAAGCCCAAGACGCTCTCTGAGATGGAGAAACTGATGGGCAAGGCGGAGTTTGCTGAGAAAATCGGCGGCTATGTGACCAAGCCCCTGGGTAAGCCCACGCTGGCCCTCAGCACAGACAAGCGTGAGGCCTACAACCCCGCCGCTGCTGACTTTGCCGGGGTGGCTGCCAATGAGTAAGTACCAGACCTGCGCCCATTCCGCCCCGTGGCTGCCACCCATCCCGCTGGATGATGAGGAAAAGGGCTACCCCGTGGGCCGTTTCTGCAAGCACGCCTGCCGCAGTATGGCGGTCATCCGTGACCCGGCAGTCTGCGAGAGCTGCACGCAGTACACAGACCCCGCCAAGCTCATCACCATCAACACTGGGGACTACCACGCAGACATCTATTTTGACCGGCTGGAGGACATGCCCCTCTCCAACATCCGCAAGGTTTTCAAGCTGCTCCTGGCAGACCCGTGGAGCAATGAGGGAGCCATCCGTCAGATGACCCTCTACCTGGATGCCGCCGTGATTGAAAGCAAAGAGGCCTGGAAACAGGCCAGCATTGAGTATCAGAACGGCTGGCGCTATGTGCCCAATAAGAAAAGCCGCCTCAAGGATGACCGCCAAAAGCTCCGGGAAAACAACCGGCTGACCGCTGCCGTAAAGCGGACCAAGGCCCGGCATGAACGCTGGGTGAAACTCCAAACCTGCTGGGCTGAGGCCCAGCCTGATGCAAACACCAGAGTGTAATTTAACTGTAAAGGAGATCAAAAGATTATGTATCAGAATGATGCCATGAAAGTCCTGACTGGTGAGGTCCGCCTCTCCTATGCCAACCTGACCACCCCCAGAGCCGCCCAGCAGGGCGGTGAGCCCAAGTATTCCGTCACCCTGCTCATCCCCAAGAGCGATGCCGCCACCAAGGCTGACATTGACGCTGCCATCCAGGCCGCCGCCAATGATGCGCTCGCCAAGGTGTGGAACGGTGCCCGCCCGCCCATGCTCAAGGTGCCCATCTACGATGGTGACGGCGTGCGCCCCTCTGGCGTGCCCTTTGGCGATGAGTGCAAGGGACATTGGGTGATGACCGCCTCCACCAAGAACAAGCCCCAGGTGGTGGGCATCGACAACATCAACTGCGAACTGTCCCCGGCGGACATTTACAGCGGCATGTATGGCCGTGTCACCGTCCGTTTCTTCGGCTACTCCAACAGCGGCAACAAGGGCATTGGCTGCGGCCTGGGCAATGTGCTCAAGACCCGTGACGGGGAGCCCCTGAGCGGCCAGGCCTCCGCCGCCTCCGACTTCGCCGGGCTGGGCGGCACTCCTGCGGCCACTCCCACCTACGGTGCGGCGATGCCCGCCACCCCCGGTGCCTACGGTGTCCAGCCTGCGGCCCCCGCCGCCCCTGCTGCTCAGGTGCCCTGGGCTACCACCGGCGGCATCAACCCCATCACCGGCCAGCCCATGTAATTGGAGGACATCATGCACCATCTCAGCATTGACCTTGAAACCTATTCAAGCGTGCCGATTGCTAAGGCCGGGGCGCAAAAGTACATCTCCAGCCCGGACTTTGAAATCCTGCTCTTTGCGTACAGTGTGGATGGTGCGCCTGTTGAGATCATCGACCTGGCACGGGGGGAACGCCTCCCCCCGTGGCTGGTCCAGGCCATCACCAGCCCGGAGTACATCAAGCACGCATACAACGCCCCTTTTGAGTGGGGCTGCCTGTCCAAGTTTTTGGGCACCCTGCCGCCGGACCAATGGCGCTGCACCATGTTCCACGGCCTCTATTGCGGCTACACAGCGGGCCTGGATGCCACTGGCAGGGCCCTGGGGCTTGCTGAGGACAAGCGCAAGCTCAACACCGGCAAGGCGCTCATCCGTTATTTCTGCATCCCCTGCGCCCCTACAAAGGCCAATGGAGGCCGCACCCGCAACCTGCCCCAGCATGACACCGACAAGTGGGAGCTGTTCAAAGAATACTGCCGCCAGGATGTTGTGACTGAGATGGAGATTGAGCGGCGGCTCTCCGCTTTCCCCGTGCCGGACTTCGTGCAAAAGCAATGGGAAACGGACCTCATCATCAATGCCCGTGGCGTGGCCGTGGACATGGACCTTGTGAGCGGTGCGCTCTATCTGGGCAATGTGACCCGCCAAAACCTCACCCAGGAGGCCATGAAAATCTCCAAACTGGACAACCCCAACAGCGTGGCACAGCTCACGCAATGGCTCCAGGAGGCCATGGGAGAGGAACTTGCGGACCTCCGCAAGGACACCGTGGCCCGCCTGCTGGGCAAGGAGGACAACAGCCCCCAGGTCCAGCGGATGCTTGAGATACGCCAAGAGCTGGGCAAGACCAGCACCAAAAAGTATGACGCTATTGAGGCCGCTGTGTGCCCGGATGGCCGGGTCCGTGGACTGCTCCAATTCTATGGGGCGAACAGGACGGGGCGCTGGGCAGGCCGTCTGGTGCAGGTCCAGAACTTGCCCCGCACCTATACAGAGCCGCTGCCGCTGGCCCGTGAGCTGGTGGAGCACCGCAAGCTGGATGCCCTCCGGCTGATCTATGGCTCCGTGCCTGACACTCTCAGCCAGCTCATCCGCACCGCTTTTGTGGCCCCGGAGGGGCATGTCCTCATTGACGCTGACTTTTCGGCCATTGAGGCCCGTGTCATCTCCTGGCTGGCCGGTGAGCAATGGCGGCTGGAGGTGTTCCGCACCCACGGCAAAATCTATGAGGCCTCTGCCTCTCAGATGTTCGGCGTGCCCATTGAGCTCATCAAAAAGGGCAATCCAGAGTATGCACTCCGGCAAAAGGGCAAGGTGGCAGAGCTGGCCCTGGGCTACCAGGGCAGCACGGGCGCACTCATCAACATGGGGGCTCTGGACATGGGCATCCCAGAGGAGGACCTGCCGGACATCGTGAGCCGCTGGCGTGAGGCCAACAAGCGCATCCGTGACCTGTGGTATTCCATGGACAATGCCGCTGTGCAGGTCATCACCCAGGGCGGCAGTGTGGGCATCAATGGCCTGCTGCTGGCCCGTGAGTATGACTACAACCAGGGCACCGACTGTTTCACCATTCAGCTCCCCTCTGGCCGCAAGCTCTACTATGTGAGCCCCGGCATTGGTGAAAACCAATGGGGCAACCCCTCCATCTCCTACATGGGCATGGACCAGAAAACCAAACGGTGGAAACGCATCGAAACCTACGGCGGCAAGCTGGTGGAAAACTGCGTCCAAGCCATTGCCCGTGACTGCCTGGCGGACACCATTGAGCGCCTGGAGGCATCCGGCCTGCCGGTGGTGTTCCACATCCATGATGAGGTGGTCATTGACACCGCCCCCTGGGCCGATGATGACACCATGCTGGACACGGTGGTCAACATCATGCGCCAGCCCATCCCGTGGGCTGCTGATCTGCCGCTCAACGCTGATGGCTGGGTGGGCACATTCTTTAAGAAAGACTAAATAACTGACGAGCCCCCCCCGCTACCAATGCGGTGGTGGGCTGAGGGAGGCTTTTATGCAAATCCTTGTTGCCTGCGAGGAAAGCCAGGCGGTCACCATAGCTTTGCGAAAGCTGGGCCATGAGGCATACAGTTGTGACCTCATCCCATGCTCCGGCGGCCACCCTGAGTGGCACATCCAGCAAGATGTGCTCCCTCTGCTCAACGGCTACTGCTTTTTCAAGACCTGTGACGGCTCCGCACATTATGTGCTGGGACGGTGGGACATGCTCATTGCTTTCCCACCCTGCACCTATCTGACCAACGCCAGCGCCGTCCGTATGAGAGTAAAGGGTGAGATTGTGGCGGAGCGATATGCCAAAGCAATGGAGGCCAAGGCTTTCTTTATGAGCTTTCTGAGCGCCGACTGTGCAAAGATCGCCGTGGAAAACCCCACACCTTTGAAAATCGTGGAGCTACCACCCTACGCCCAAGCAATCCAGCCGTGGCAGTTTGGGCACCCATACACAAAGCGGACATGCCTGTGGCTCAAAGAGCTGCCCCCGCTGGTCCCCACCGAAATCATCACGGAGGGTGTCACCCCGTGGGTAAATGGCGGATGCAAAGACGCACATGGGAACTACCGGCGCTTTCAAGGCCGCAGAGAACGGGACCCCATCAACAGGGCCAAGACTTTCCCCGGCATAGCCGCCGCAATGGCGGAACAATGGGCCGGGCCCGTGACTACTTAATATTTCACCCGCCCGCTGTGTGCGGTGGGCAATTCTATCTGGAAAGGACTGAGCACATGGCCGTCAACAAAATCACGCACTCTTGGAACGAGGACTACACTGGCCTGATTTTTACCGGGAGCCAGCGCCAACCCACGCTTGTTGAGGTCCGCAACTACTGTGTGGCGCAACATATTCCGCTTGAGGGCGTGTATATCTCCGCCGTAAGACTTGGTGGAGAATGGACCCCGCCGGAGGATGCAAAGAGCCTTGAAATCTTTGAGTTTGGCGAAAACTGCCCCGTCTGCGGAAAGGCCTTTGTACTTGACACTGACATCTGCCCCATCTGCCACAAGCGTTGGGATAGCTGACAAGGAGGACCGTGACACATGAAAATTATTAACCCCTATACCGAAATCCTCACCCCGCTGGATGGCCAGGCCATCCTCCAGCACATTGAGCTGTGCGGGCGGGTCTGCTATAAGTCTGAGGACAAAATCACTGACACCAGCGCCGCCAAGTTTGTGGCGGGCATCATCAAGCGTGGCCATGAGGCCGTCCTGGAACACTTTGACATCACGGTCAAGTTTGTGTGTGACCGGGGTGTGTCCCATGAAATTGTCCGGCACCGCATGGCCTCCTATTGCCAGGAGAGCACCCGCTACTGCAACTATTCCAAGGATGCCTTTGGCAGTGAAATCACCGTCATCCGCCCCTCTTTCCTGGACGCTCAGGGCTTTGCCATCTGGAAACGCTCCTGTGAGGCGGCGGAGATCGCCTATTTTGACCTGCTGGACTGGGGCTGCGCCCCGCAAGAGGCCCGTGCCGTCCTGCCCACCTGCCTCAAGACTGAGGTGGTGATGACGGCCAACCTGCGGGAATGGCGGCATTTCTTCAAGCTGCGGACCGCTCCGGCGGCGCACCCGCAGATGCGTGAGGTGGCCATCCCGCTGCTCCACCAGATGCGCTCCCAGGTGCCGGTCATCTTTGATGACATTGAGGAGGCAGCCCATGAAACTGTGTGACCGCTGCCCCCAGGCTGGCTCTTGCCTGTTGAACTATCTGGGCAAGGCTTGCCACAAGCTCCGTATGCAGGAGTGCCCGGATGTGGTCCCCACCACGCTGGAGCTCATGCACAACATGGATGCTGAGGAACTGGCCGCTTTCCTCTCCAAGACCTTTTGCCAGTCCCTTGGAAAAGCGCAACTTTTGGAATGGCTCAATAAGGAGGTGCCCAATGAAACGCTCTGAGATTTTGGAGGCCGCCGCTGTGTCTGCGGCGAGCGTGAGCAGGACTATGGCACGCCGGAAAACAACTTTGAAACCATCGGCCTGCTCTGGGGTGTCTACCTCAGAGCGGCGCACCCGGAGTATGCCAAGGTCATGCCCATCAATGGCATCACGGCCAAGGATGCCGGCACTATGCTGGCGCTGCTCAAGGTGGCCCGCATCGCCACCGGCTCCAGCCCTGACAGCTTTATTGATCTGGCGGGCTATGCGGCCTGCGCCGGTGAAATCGTGACAGAAAGGAGCTGCCCCTATGAAAAAGCGGAAACCCAGACCCAGGAGTGAAAAGCCCCGGATGTGTGACCCCGGCATGTGCGACTGCTGCCAGTACATTGGTGAGGGTGACTTCATCTGTGACAAAGGCCCTGGCCAGCCGGTCCTTGTGGTTGAGGACTGGCAGCCCAATGAGAACGCCGGGCGCTGCCGGAGGGGCATCAAGCGATGAACAGAAAAGAGCGGCGAAACCTGCAACGCCAAGGTGTGCAGGTGCCCAAAGACCCCACGCTCAACATCAAGCTCTCCGCTCTGGGCAAGTCCATTATGACCCCGGAGATGCGGGCGGCCATGATGCACGAAATCAACCAGCAGTGTCTTGAGAAAGATGACTTGCTGGCCCTGGATGTGGACTGCATGGTGCTCTGGACACTGCACCGGCACCTGGGCTTTGGGGTCAAGCGGCTCCATGACTTCTATCTGGCGATGGCCGCAGAGCACCGCCGGATGCGTGAATTTTATGAAATGGATGACCTGTACCCGGAACGGCTCAAGCTCAAGGAGCTGGGTGCAGATGTCGAACAATGGCAAAAGGAGGTGCTGGCCAATGAGCCCCAAACCCTGGGAAAACGCTGAGGGATATGTAGACCCTACGGCATACAACGCCATCAAGAAAGTGTCCGCAGAGGAGCATGAGGCGCTGGATGCCAAGGTCAACACCCTCATCAAGGTCCTCAAGTTTATCATTGCGGAAAGCGGCTTTGAGCTGGCGGCCCGCATTGAGCTCCGGGACCGCAAGACAGGGAGGTTTTTCAGATGACCAAATGTGAAACGGCAATCTGCCAGCTTGCGGTGAATGTCTACGGCAAGACCAGCCAGTGCACGGTCTGCATGGAGGAGATGGCAGAGCTCACCAAGGAGCTCTCCAAAAACCTCCGTGGCCAGGACAACGCCGCCCATATTGCTGAGGAGATCGCTGATGTTGAGATTATGCTGGAACAGCTCAAACTCATGTTCAACATCCGTGATGAGGTGACCCAGCAGCGCACGGCCAAGCTCCAGCGGCTTGACAATCGTATTTCTCAATCCCTGACACATCCGAAACCGTGAGGTGTGACCCATGCAATTTGACCGCAAAATAACCATCTCCGCCGGTAGCAGCCGGAGGGCCATGGTCTGGCAGGCGCAAACCCTGCTCATTTCTGAGCTGTGGGCAAAGCTCCAGACCCCCGCCAGAGGCACTGAGCCCCTGGCAGAATATCTGAATATGAAAAAGGCCCAGCAAGATGACCTCAAGGATGTGGGCGGCTTTATGGCAGGCACACTGTCAGGCCCCCGCCGAAAGGCCAACAATGTGACCGGGCGTGATGTCATCACGCTGGACCTGGACAACATCCCACCGGGCGGCACGGAGGATGTCCTCCGCCGTGTTGAGGGGCTGAGCTGCGGCTATTGCATCTATTCCACCCGTAAGCACAGCCCGGCGGCACCCCGCCTGCGTGTCCTGCTGCCGTTGGACCGCACGGCCTCAGCGGATGAGTATGAGCCCATTGCCCGCAAGATGGCGGAGTACATAGGCCTGGAGCTCTGTGACCCCACCACCTTTGAGGTGTCCCGCCTGATGTACTGGCCAAGCTGCTGCTCAGACAGCCAATACATCTATGTGTGGAAAGACAAGCCCCTGCTGTCCGTCAAGGGTCTGTTGGGCCAGTATGAGGACTGGCGTGACTGCACCCTCTGGCCCCAGGTGCCTGGCTCCCAAAACCTGCCCACCAAGCTGGCAGTCAAGCAGGGTGACCCGGAGGCCAAAAACGGTGTTGTGGGCGCTTTCTGCCGCACCTATGACATCTACCGTGCCATGGATGAACTCATCCCCGGCATGTATGAGCCGGTGGAGAGTATGCCGGGCCGCTACACCTACCTGGGCGGCTCCACCACCGGCGGCGCTGTCATCTATGACAGCGGCAAGTTTCTCTACTCCCACCACGCCACTGACCCGTGCAGCGGCAAGCTGGTAAACGCCTTTGACCTGGTGCGCCTGCATCGCTTTGGTGACAAGGACGATGAGGCCCAGCCGGGCACCCCCACCAACCGCCTGCCCTCCTACCGTGCCATGTGCGAACTGGCCACGCAAGACCCCGATGTGTCCGCCCTGATGAGCCAGGAACGCTACCAAGAGGCCGTCAAGGACTTTGAGGGCGTGGAGGCCACCAACGATGCAGAGCCCGCCAACTGGATGGACCGGCTGGAGATCAACAGCCAGACCGGCCTCCCCAAGGCTACCATTGATAATGTCTGGATTATTCTTGAGAATGACCCGCTGCTCAAGGGCAAGTTTGCCCTCAACCAGTTTGCGGGCCGTGGTGAGGTGCTGGATGCGCTCCCCTGGAACGCCTCCGCCAAGCGCCGCCTCTGGGATGACAATGACAACAATGGCCTCTACTGGTACATGGAAAAGGTCCACCACATCACCGGCAACGGCAAGATTGACGGGGCCCTCTCCCTCCATACCACACAGCACGCTTTCAATGAGGTCCAGGACTACCTCCAGAGCCTCAAGTGGGACGGCGTGCCCCGCCTGGACACCCTTTTCATTGACTACCTGGGGGCGGAGGACAGCCCCTACACCAGAGCGGTGACCCGCAAGGCTTTCACCGCCGCCGTCACCCGTGCCATGATGCCCGGCAGCAAGTACGACAACATGCTCATCCTGGCCGGGCCCCAGGGCATTGGCAAGAGCACCTTGCTGGATAAGATGAGCCGGGGCTGGTTTAATGACAGCATCCGCACCTTTGAGGGCAAGGAGGCCTCTGAGCTTTTGCAGGGGGTCTGGCTGGTGGAGATCGGTGAGTTGGACGCTTTCCGCAAGACGGATGTGGCGTGCATCAAGCAGTTTCTCTCCCTGCGCTCTGACCGTTTCCGTGCGGCCTATGGCCGCCATGTCAAGGAGCTGCCCCGGTGTTGTGTGTTCTTCGGCACCACCAACACCTCCGACTACCTGCGGGACCGCACCGGCAACCGGCGTTTCTGGCCGGTGGATGTGGGCCTGGCCCCGGCGGCCAAAAGCGTCTGGACTGATCTGCCCGGAGAAATTGACCAGCTCTGGGCTGAGGCTGTGGTCCGCTGGCAGACGGGAGAGCCGCTTTTCCTCAAAGGAGAAATTGAAGCCGCCGCTAAGGAGGCCCAGGAGGCCCACCGTGAGGTCAACACCCGTGAGGGCATCATCCTGGACTTTCTGGAGCGCCCGGTGCCGGAGGACTGGCAGAACTGGCCGCTTGACCGCCGCCGGATGTTCTGGGGCGGCGCTGTGCAGGGGGATGTCAAGCTGGTGCCCCGTGACCGTGTGTGTGCTCTGGAGGTCTGGTGTGAGGCCCTGGACGGCAAGCAGCGGGATATGAGGTACAGCGACACGGCAGAAATCAACAGCATCATTGAGGCCAGCGCCTTGTGGGAAAGGGCCAGGGGCTCCCTGCGCTTTGGCTACTGCGGCAAGCAGCGGGGCTTTCAAAAAGTACGGCTTTGACCCGGAACATTGCCCGGAACATTTGAGATTTTCAGATGTTCCAATGTTCCGGGCAGGTGGGACATGTTCCGGGCAATGTTCCGGCAAATGTTCCGGGCAAAACCCTTGCGCCGCAAGGCTTTTAGGCTAAGTGGAACATTGGAACATTCATTTTCTATATTAGGGTAAAAGAGAGGATTTAGAGAGAATAGAGAAAAATAAAACTCTCTAAACCGCCTGTTTGCGCTACATACACGCGCGAATGTTCCACTGTTCCGAAAGGAGGAAATCCATGAAAGAAAGCTATATTGAGAGCTACCTTGTTCGCAAGGTGAAAGAGCACGGTGGCCTCTGCTATAAGTTTGTGTCACCCGGAAATCCCGGCGTGCCTGATCGGCTGATAATCACCCCCACCGGCAAGACCATCTTTGTTGAATTGAAAACGGAGGTGGGCAGGCTGGCCAAGGTCCAGAAGTGGCAGCGGAGTGAGATGGAGAAACGGGGGGCGGACTGCCGGGTGCTGTTTGGGATGGACGCAGTAAAGGAGTTTTTGAGGGAGGTTTTCCCCGCATGAAATATGTGCCGCATGACTACCAGGCCTATTGCATCCAGCGTGTGGTTGAGGACCCTGCCGTTGGGCTGTTTCTCCGTCCCGGCCTTGGCAAAACGGTCATCACCCTGTCAGCGGTCAATATTCTCAAGTATTTCCGCTGGCAGGTGCAAAAGGTCCTGGTGGTAGCCCCCAAAAAGGTGGCAGAGGCCACCTGGAGCAAGGAGGCCGCCAAGTGGGACCACCTCCAGCACCTCCGCACCTCTGTGGTGCTGGGCAGCGCCACCAAGCGCATCAAGGCCCTCAACACCCCGGCGGACATTTATGTCATCAACCGGGAAAATGTGGAGTGGCTGGTGGACTACTACAAACAGGCCTGGCCCTTTGACATGGTGGTGCTTGATGAGAGCACCAGCTTTAAGAACAGCCAGAGCAAGCGCTGGAAAGCCATGAGGCGGGTGCGGCGTTTCATCAAGCGGATGGTCCTGCTGACCGGCACGCCGTCCTCTAAGGGCCTCATTGACCTGTGGGCACAAGTTTACCTACTGGACTGCGGAGAGCGCCTGGGGCAATCCCTGAGCGCCTACCGTGAGCGTTATTTTGACCCTGACCAGCGGAGCCGCACACAGATTTTTTCCTACAAGGCCAAAGACGGTGCGGAGAGCGCTGTGTTGGATGCCATTTCTGACATCTGCATCTCCATGAAAGCGGAGGACTACCTGGAGCTGCCGGACTTCATCCAGCATGAGGTGCCGGTGCTGCTGGATGCCAAAGCCCGCCGGGCCTATGACCAGTTTGAGCGTGACCTGCTGCTGGAGGTGGACGAGGATGTCATCACCGCTGCCTCTGCCGCCGTTCTTGTGGGGAAACTCCTGCAAATGTGTAACGGTGCTGTGTATAGCAATGATGGCCACATCGTGCCGGTCCATGACTGCAAGCTGGAGGCCTATCTGGAGCTGCTGGAGCAGTTGAACGGAGAGCACTGCCTGACTTTCTACGGCTACCAACATGACCGTGACCGCATCCTGGAGGCGCTGAAAAAGCACCGCAAGGACCTCCGGGTGAGGGTCTACAAGACCGTGGAGGATGAGGAGGCCTGGAACAACGGAGAGGTTGATGTGCTGCTGGTGCATCCCGCCTCCTGTGCCTACGGCCTCAACCTCCAGGCAGGCGGCCAGCATGTGGTGTGGTACGGCCTCAACTGGTCCTTTGAGCTGAATGACCAGGGCAACTGCCGCCTATACCGGCAGGGCTCCCCCTATGACAAGGTTTTCGTCCATTATCTTGTGGTGCAGGGCTGCCAGGATGAGGATGTCATGGCTACGGTGCGAGATCGCCAGGACACCCATGAGGCCGTCATGTCCGCACTCAAGGCCAGAATTAAGCGAGTAAAGGAGAGCGCAAAATGAGCGATAATTTGAATATCAAACTACTGAAACAGCACGCCGCCATCCTGGAAACGGCCCTCCAGACCGTCAACAATGTGTCCAAGAGCATCACAGAGGAGGCAGCGGCCCTGGATGCGGAGCTTGCCCCCGTCCAGGATGCCACGGATGCGCTGGTGGCCTGCGAGAGGGCCCAGGAGCGTGCCCGCTTTGCTGAGGCGAAACTAAGCAAGGCCGTGGCGGACCTGCGCTTTGTCATGGCCGGTGGTGACCCCTGCCGGGTGTGTGCTGTCAAGTGCACCTTTGGTGAGGGCAACTGCAAACCCGTGTGGCGTGGAGAGGCTGGTGCTGATTTGTGACTTTGAAAGAACTGTCCCAGCTTTACTACCTCAACCGGGAGATCGAGATGGACAAAAAGCGCCTCCTTGAGCTGGAGGCCAGGGCGGTGTCCTGTTCGTCAGATCTGTCCGGGATGCCCCGGAGCCCCGGCGTGGGGGACCGTGTGGGCCGCTATGCGGCGGAGATCGTGGACCTCAAGGGCATCATTGAGGCAAAACTCCAGCAGTGCATCTATGAGCGCAACCGTTTGGAGAGGTACATCACCACCATTGAGGACAGCCTCCTCCGGCAGGTTTTCACATATCGCTTTGTGAATGGACTGCCGTGGCAGCAGGTGGCCGCATGTATCGGCGGGAGCAACACCGCTGACGGCGTGCGGATGATGTGCAACAGGTATATCAAGGCTACGGAGCCGGAAACAGATGACGGCACAGAGGTCCAACTGTAACTTGTTCGTTCTGTTCGGTGTTCCTGTGGTACACTATATCCTGCGGGTAGTGCCTCAAGATGATGCAATACCTCCTTGGTTGAACAGCGGCAAGGTGACGGATGATGAACCCCAGACCCTTGCCGCTGTTTCATTCTAACGATTTTTTAGAGCCGTCCGATGAGGGCGGCTTTTACTATGTGATGGGGTGGTGAGATGGCAAAGCTGACTGAAAAGCAAAAGCGATTTGTGCAGGAATACCTTGTGGACCTCAATGCCACGGCGGCTGCCAAGCGTGCCGGATATAGCGAAAAAAGCGCCTCCCGGATAGCCGTGGAACTACTCAATAAAACTCAAGTTTCTGCCGAAATCCAAAAGCAGCAGGCCAAGCGTCAAAAGCGGGTGGAAATCACCCAGGAAAAAGTGCTTGAGGAGCTGGCTGCAATCGCCTTTGCTAACGGTGCTGACTTCGCCACCGTCAACCAAAATGGCATTGTCCGCATCACCCCCACCTCTGAGCTGCCGGATGAAAAACGCAAGGCCATTGCCTCCATAAAGGAGGGGCAATGGGGCACGGAGGTCAAGGTGCACGATAAGGTCAAGGCCCTGGAGCTGCTGGCCAAGCACCTGGGCATGTTCGACAGCAAGAACGGCGGCAGCGAGGCCCCAGAGAACAACATCTTTGAGGTCATTGACCAGAGCACCAGAGAGGAGATAGACACGGATGAAATACCAGAGATTGAGCACCCGGCAAAACCTGGCCATGACCTGGTGGAATAGGCCCAGCTTTGAGGTCTATGACGGCATCATCTGTGATGGCTCCATCCGCTCCGGCAAGACGGTGGCCATGACGGTGGGCTTTATCATGTGGGCCATGACCCGCTTTGACGGCTGCAATTTTGCCATCTGCGGCAAGACCATTGAGAGCCTGCGCCGCAATGTGACAAGCAACCTGCCCGTCTGGCTGGCGGGCGTTTTCTCTTTCAAGGAGCACCGCACTGAAAACAAGATCGTGGTGAGCGCCAACGGCAAGAGCAACAGCTTTTACCTGTTCGGCGGCAAGGACGAAAGCAGCGCCGCACTCATCCAGGGCATCACGCTGGCAGGCATCCTGCTGGATGAGGTGGCCCTGATGCCGGAGAGCTTTGTCAACCAGGCCACGGCCCGCTGCTCTGTTGAGGGGGCCAAGCTGTGGTTTAACTGCAACCCGGAGGGCCCCAGCCATTGGTTTTATACCAAGTGGGTGCTGGAAGCCAGCAAGCGGAAAATGCTGCACCTCCATTTCACCATGGATGACAACCTCAGCCTCTCCGCCGCAGTCAAGGCAAGGTATGAGAGCCTCTACTCCGGCGTTTTCTATGATCGCTTTATTCGGGGCCTGTGGGTGGTGGCGGAGGGGCTCATCTACACGATGTTCAACAAGGACTTTCATGTGGTGCCCAGCGTCCCCAGGCCCTATGAAAAGTACATGATGTCCTGCGACTACGGCACCATCAACCCCACCAGCATTGGCCTCTGGGGCAAGGCTGGCGGCAAGTGGTACAGGATGCGGGAGTATTACTATGACAGCCGCAAGGAGGGCCGCCAGCGCACCGATGAGGAGCACTACACGGAGCTGGAGCGCCTGGCTGATGGCCTGCATGTGTCCGCCATCATTGTGGACCCATCGGCGGCCTCTTTCATTGAGGTCATCCGCCGCCATGACCGCTACCGTGTAGAAAAGGCCTCCAACTCCGTGCTGGACGGCATCCGCAATGTGGCCACCCGGCTCCAGAGCGGTGACATCTTTTTCTGTGACTGCTGCACGGACTGCATCCGTGAGTTTGGGATGTATCGCTGGGATGAAAAAGCCCAGATGGACCGTCCCATCAAAGAAAATGACCATAGCATGGACGATGTGCGCTACTTCGTGCACCGTGTCTATGCGCCTGATCTGATTAGCTTTAAGTGAGGTTTTACTGTGCGAGTTTCTGTGTTGGGTGTGCAATATGCTGTGGAATATCGGACAAGGGCCCAAGACCCTGAGCTTGAGGCAACAGATTGTGATGGCTACTGTGACACCAGCATCAAGTTATGCGTGGCCCGTAAATATACGGCGGCAGAACGAAAAGAGCCCGGCAGCAAGAAATGCCTGGATGACTACATGCGTAAGTGCATGAGGCATGAACTGGTCCACGCTTTTCTTTATGAGAGCGGCCTGAGCATCAATAGCCTCTCACCGTCTGGCTGGGCCTCTAATGAGGAAATGACGGACTGGATGGCTATACAAGGGCCGAAACTTTATGATGCTTGGAAACAGGCAAAATGTTTGTGAGGTGAGAAACCAATGGTGACACTCAATCTGAGGGATGACTGCAATGGTCGTGTGGCCACCAATTTCAAACGGGGCATGACGGACAAGCGCTTTCTGGAGCTTGAAATCACCGCATGGCTCACCAGCCCGGAGCGCAAAAAGCAGCTTGAGGGTGAGGCCTACTATGACGGCTACCAGGATGTGACCCACCGGGAACGCCTGGCGCTGGATGAGGATGGCAAGCCCATTGTGCTCAAGAACTTGCCCAACAACCGGCTGGTCAACAACCTCTATTCCAAGATGGTGGACCAAAAGACCAACTACTCCTTTGGCCGTCCGCTGTCCTTTGACACCGAAAACAAGGAGTATGCCAAGGCCCTGGGCTCCGTGTTTGGGGCCCGTTTCCTGCGTACCATGCACAATGTTGGTGAGGGCGCATGGATTGGCGGCAAGTCCTGGCTCTATCCCTACTACGAAAACGGAGAGCTGGCTTTCCGGCGCTTTCCTGCGGATGAGGTCCTGCCATTCTGGGCGGACGCTGACCACACCATCCTGGACGCTGCGGTCCATGTCTATGTGGTGCAGGAATACGATGAGGCCGAACACGCCAAGGATGTGGTCAAGGTGGAGGTCATGCACGGCGGCGGTGTGGACTGTTTCATCCGCACGGATGACGGCGTGCTGGAGCCGGACAGCTTTGCCTACTCCGGCCCCTACATCATCACCCAGCAGGACGATGAAACCGGCAAAGTGGAGGGCTACAACTGGGAGCGCATCCCGTTGGTGTGCTTTAAGAGCTCCCACCATGAAATCCCACTCCTCTCCAAGGTCAAGTGCCTCCAGGATGCCTACAACAACATCCTGAGCAACTTTGCCAACCAGATGGAGGAGGACATCCACACCACCATCCTGGTCATCAAGAACTATGACGGTGAGGACCTGGGCACATTCCGCCGCAACTTGGCCACCTATGGTGCCATCAAGGTGCGGTCCTATGAGGGAGCTGAGGGCGGCGTGGACACTTTGGAAATCTCCGTCAACGCTGAAAACTACAAGACCCTGCTGGCCCTGCTCAAGGATGCCATCATTGAGAACGCCAGAGGCTATGATGCCAAGGATGACCGCATGAGCGGTGACCCAAACCAAATGAACATTCAGAGCATGTACTCTGACATTGACCTGGATGCCAACGGCATTGAAATGGAGTTTCAGGCCAGCATGGAGGAGCTGCTTTGGTTTATCAACAAGCACTTGGCCAACACCGGCGGCAGGAGCTTTGAGGGCGAGGATGTCACAGTCATCTTTGACCGGGATGTGCTCATCAACGAAACGGAGGCCATCAACAACTGCAAGAACTCCGTGGGCATCCTCTCTGATGAAACCATCGTCAAGATGCACCCCTGGGTCACTGACCCGGAGCAGGAACTCCAGCGCATCAAGGATGAGAAAGAGGAGGCCATGCAGGCTGACCCCTACCAGGCCGCTTTTCTGGCCAACCGCAACCAGCCGCCGGTAAACAATGAGGGTGGTGGCGATGGCAAGACAGACTAACGCTGCCTACTGGGCCCAGCGCATGAAAAACATGGAGGATGCGCTGCTGGACCAGTCCTACTCCTATGTGGAAAACCTTGAAAAGCAGTTTGCCGCCGCCCAAGCTGAGATTGAGCGGCAGATGGCCCGCTGGTATCAGCGCTTTGCCACCAACAATGAGATTGACCTGGCAGAGGCCAAGCGGCTGCTCAATTCCAAGGAGCTCAAGGAGTTTCACTGGACCGTGGCTGAGTACATCGCCTATGGTGAGCAAAACGCCATTGATGGTGCCTGGATGAAACAGCTTGAGAACGCCAGCGCCAGGGTGCACATCTCCCGGCTGGAGGCTCTAAAGCTCCAGCTCCAGCAGCAGGCAGAGGTCCTATACTCCAACCAACTGGACTGTGTGGATGCCGCCGCCCGCAAGATGTATGAGGGCAGCTACTATCACACGGCCTTTGAACTGCAAAAGGGGCTGGGCGTGGGCTGGACCATGCAGGCCATCAATGAGGAAACTATCACCAAGGTGCTCTCCCGCCCCTGGACCACGGACAACCAGACTTTCCGTGATCGGTGCTGGACAAACAAGCAGAGCCTTGTGAACAGCGTCAACACCCAGCTCACGCAAATGGTCATCCGGGGCGAGGCCCCGGACCGTGCTATTTCTGCCATCTCCAAGCAGTTTGATGTGTCCAGGGCAAAGGCTGGCCGCCTGGTGATGACGGAAAGCGCCTATTTCTCCAGCGCCGGGCAAAAGGACTGCTACAAGGCCCTGGATGTGGAGCGCTACAAAATCGTGGCCTCCTTTGACAAGGACACATGCAGCTTGTGTGCCGACATGGACGGCAAGGTTTTCAAGATGTCAGAGTACCAGGTGGGGCTCACCGCTCCACCGTTTCATCCGTGGTGCCGGTGCTGCACCTGCCCCTACTTTGAGGACATGAACGGCATGGGTGAACGCTATGCCCGTGACGCTGTGACGGGTGAGCGCTTCAAGGTGCCCGGCAACATGACCTATGTCCAATGGAAAGCCCAGCAGGATGCTCTCCATGGTCAAGGAACTGTTGATAAGATGCAGAAAATCAGCTATAATGAAACCGCTGACAGAGCCCAGTTTGAAAAGTACAAGGAGCGCCTGGGTGCGGATGCACCCCGCTATTTCAAGGACTTCCAAGCCTTGAAATATGACCGTGCTGCCGAATACAAGGGCCTGGCTGGGCTCTATTCCTACAAGGGCCGTGTGCCGGAGGCCTCCAAGGCTGACTACAAGGCCTATAAGGCCGTAAAAGCCACCGGCGTGATTGGCACCGTTCGTGTGCCGCCGGAAACTATTGATGCAGACATCCTCACTTTCAACGATGCCCACGCCGCACGCCACGGCTGCACGCTGGACGATGCCAGGGGCTATGTAAGAGCCGCAAAGTGCACCGTGCGGCGCAAGCGCTGGGATGGTGTGAGCATCAACTGCTATTCTCTTGACGGTGCGGCATATATTGATGCTGATACCATGAAAGTCAAGACGGCATTTTCTGAAAAAGACTTTGACCCGACAACCAAGGCCATTGCGGAGGTATTCAGATGAACACAGTTTTTTGCCCTGTTACGGGTGGGCAGGTTGATGGGACCACTTGCCTGGAAATTGTCCTTGTGGCAGACCATGAGGCAAAGCCCTCTATTCTGCCCAATGGCATCACATGGAGTGAGGAACAGCGTGAGCGGTGCCTCAAGTGCCCCTACCACGCTGATCTGGAGAGCTCCGAGGATTAACCCCTTTTTGATGTTAAAAGCATCGTGCTGAAAATGCACGGTGCTTTTTTCATACCCAAATACCGCTGGCCCGGCGGACTACAAGATGGGCACTGCAACACCGGGACTGGCCGGATAAAAAGGACAGCAGACATGCAAGGAGGTAACAATCATGTTGGAATGGCTGAAAACCGTATTGGGGGATGCGTACACCCCCGAAATTGACACGGCAGTTTCTCAGGAGATCGGCAAGGGCTTTGTGGCCCGCACCGACTTCAACACAAAGACTGCCAAGGTCACAGAGCTGGAAACCGAGGTCAAGCAGCTCCGTGAGGGTATCAAGACCCGTGACACTCAGCTCTCCGAGCTGAAAAAGTCCGCCGGTGACAATGCCGAACTGCAAAAGCAGATCGACACGCTCACCCAGCAGAACAAGGACCAGAAAGCCGCCTATGATAAGGAGCTGGCCACGGTCAAGCTGACTGCTGCGGTGGATGCGGAGCTCACCGCTGCCGGGTCCAAGAACAACATCGCCGTCCGTGCGATGCTGGCGGACTTCCTCAAGGATGCCAAGGTGGTGGATGGCAAGGTCACCTCTAAGGAGAACGGCGAAACCGTCACCCTGGGGGCCAAGGTCGAGGCGATGAAAAAGGACGCTGCTACTGACTTTATGTTTGGAGATGCGCCCAAGTATAGCGGCTGGAAACCCGGCGAGAACGGGGACGGGGGTAAGCCCGGCAGCACCAAAAAGCTGTCTGAGATGTCCTACTCCGAGCTGACCGAGTACATGGCCAAAAACCCTGACGCAAAGCTGGAATAACCCCAACAACACAATCATTTCAAGAAAGGAAGTATTGAATTATGCCTAACGCTAAGTTTGACGCAAAATCTTTCAACCCTGAGGCTTTCAAGTACATCATGGACCGCATCCCCCGCACCCGCCTCAACGAAATCCGCAAGTCCAAGGTCCTGGTGGGCAACCCGGACATCCGTGCGGTGCTGGGCACCCAGAACGGCACCGGCTACGCCCGTGTGGCCGTGCGTGGCCTGCTGGACGGTGAGGCCGTGAACTATGACGGCCAGACTGACATCACCGCCACCTCCACCAAGACCTTTGAGCAGGGTGTGGTGGTCATTGGCCGTGCCAAGGCGTGGGTGGAAAAGGACTTCTCCTTTGACATCACCGGCGGCGTGGACTTTATGAACAATGTGGCCCAGCAGGTGGCGGACTACTGGCAGGACATTGACCAGGACACCATCCTGGCGGTCCTCAAGGGCGTTTTCTCCATGACCGGCGGCAAGAGCGGTGAGTTTGTCACCAAGCACACCTACTCTGTCAACGGCAACCTGGAGGCCTCCACCCTCAACAGCGCCACTGCCCAGGCCTGCGGTGACCACAAGAAAAAGTTTGCCATGATTTTCATGCACTCTGTTCCGGCCACCAACCTGGAAAACCTCAACCTGCTCACCGCTCTCAAGTACACCGACAAGGACGGTGTGACCCGTGACCTGACCCTCTACACCTGGAACGGCAAGCTGGTCATTGTGGATGACGGGATGCCTGTTGAGGCTGTTGCCGCCACCTACAAGCTGACCTCTGACACCGCCCTGGTGCCCGGCAAGACCTACTACACCAAGAGCGGCACCAAGTACAACGCTGTGGCCTCCCCCAGCGTGGACAACATTGCCACCTATTATGAGGTGGATGTCCCTGCCGGTGAGGAATACACCAGCTATGTCCTGGGTGAGGGCTCCATCAACTTTGAGGACCTGGGTGCTAAGGTGCCCTATGAGATGTCCCGTGACCCCGCCAAGAACGGTGGCCAGGACACCCTCTACACCCGCCAGCGCAAGGTGTTTGCCCCCAAGGGCATCTCCTACGAAAAGACCAGCCAGACCACCCTCTCTCCCACGGATGCGGAGCTGTCCGATGGTGCCAACTGGGCTCTGGTCCACTCTGGTGAGGCCACTGAGAGCCAGCGCTCCTACATCAACCACAAGGTTATCCCCATCGCCCGCATCAAGTCCAGAGGCTAAACCATGACCGTGTATGAGGCCGTGGTGTCCCGGCTGGCCATGCTGGGCTACACCGTCACGGACAATGACGAAACCGGCCTCAATTTCCTCATAGACAAGTGTGAAAAGGACATCCTGGCAGACATCAATCAAAGGGTGCTGCCGGATGGCCTTTTCTATGTCCATGTGGATATGGTGGCCGGGCAATTCCTCTATGATAAGAAAGCCGCCGGTGGTCTGGACGGGCTGGAGGGCTTTGACTTCTCCGCCCCGGCCAAGAGCATCACGGAGGGTGATGTGGCCATCACCTTTGCTGGAGCCAGTGATGGAGCCAGCAGCGCTGAGGCCCGCTTTGATGCCCTGCTTGCAGGGCTCATGCGCCCGCCTGAGAGTACGCTGGCGGCTTTTCGGAGGATGAGATGGTAGTGGGGAGCCCCGCCCACAAAAAGGCCGTGCAGAGCCTCTGGGTGGGCAAAGCAACCATCACCGTGCTGGACGGGGTGCTCAATCCCGCCAATGGCCGCACGGAGCCCCAGGAGCGCATCCTGGCGGCAGACATCCGCTGCCGCATTTCCCACAAGTCTGTGGTGAGTACAGAGCCCAACGAGGAGGCCGCCCAGGTGGCCCAAAGCGTGGTGCTCTACATTGACCCCTCCGTGGACATCCCGGAGGGGTCTAAAATCACAGTGACCCAGAACGGCATGACCCGTGACTATGAACGGAGCGGCAAGAGCGCAGTGTATAGCTGCCACCAAGAGGTGCCGCTGGAGCTTTTCAAGGAGTGGGCCTGATGAACTGGGGAAACTGCGATTATAAGCAGCTCCAGCGCCTCCGTGACAGTCTGGCCACGCTCCAGAGCATGGACATGGACCGTTTCTGCACGGAGGTGTCAAAGGAGTTGGCCGCCCGCCTGCTGGCGCTGGTCATCCCCCGCACACCTGTGGGGCAGTACCCAAAATCCAGTGGCAAAAAGGGCGGCACCCTGCGCCGGGGCTGGACATCCAAAACCCAAGCGGATGCCGCCAGCAGAGGCGGCAGCAATGATGCGAAAGCCTACGCTGAGGCACTGCCCGTCAGAAAGTCCGGCAACGCCTACACCATTGAGGTCATCAACCCTGTGGAATATGCCAGCTATGTTGAGTTTGGCCACCGAACACGGGGCGGTGACGGCTGGGTGCCGGGCCAGTATTTCCTCACCCTGTCCGAACAGGACCTTGAGAGGCTTGCGCCGGGCGTGATTGAGAGAAAACTGGAGGCCCTGCTGCGGGAGGTATTCAATGGCTGAAATCAATTTCAACAGCATCTATGACGGCGTGAGCCTTGCGCTCCACGCCGCTTTTCCTGCCGCCCAGGTGCATGGCGGGAATGTCAAGCAAGGGCTCAAGCCCGGAGATTTTAATGTCATCATGCCTGGTGCCGGTCACGCCAAAGAGGTGGGCCAGAGGTACAAGCGGACACCCACGGTGGATGTGATTTACTACCCCAAGGCCGGGGATGCGGAGTGCTATGGCATGGCACACCGGCTGTCCTTTGTCCTGGGGAGCATCACAACCCCGGAGGGGGACATCATCCACGCCACCGGCTGTGAGTGGACACTGGCGGAGGATGTCCTGCATGTACTTTTGAGCTATGACCACTTCGTCCGTGTCCCGCTGGAGCAGGAGAACATGGAAACTCTCAAAATCAATGAGGAGGGATAAGCCAATGGCAAAAACCCAGACCACGGAGGCCAATGCCGCCGCCTTTACCAAGGCGCAGTTGGTGGCCTCTCAGAGATATGTCCACCGGCGGGACCTGATCGGCGCACTGCTGGAGGATGGCAAGACCTACACCTTGAATGAGGTGGATGCGCTGATTGAAAAGTTTATGAAAGGCAAGGTGAGATAAATGGCTCTTGGCGGAGGTAACTGGCTGACCCAGAACAAGGTCCTGCCCGGCAGCTACATCAATTTCTCCAGCGTGGCAAAGGCATCCGCCACTCTGTCTGACAGAGGCTATGCGGCAGCGCCCTTTGTTCTGAGCTGGGGCCCGGAGGGTGAGGTTTTCCCCGTCACCTCTGGTGAGTTTCAGAAAAACAGCAAGGCCATCTTCGGCTATGGGTATGACCACCCCAAGCTGCTGGCCTTGCGTGAGATTTTCCAGCACGCCACCACCGTCTACTGCTGGCGGTTGGGCAACGGCGAAAAGGCAAGCTGCACCTATGCGGATGCCAAGTACCCCGGTGTGCGTGGCAATGACCTCTCTATTGTCATCGCCTCCAATGTCGATGACACCAGCGCATGGGATGTGAGCACCTACCTGGACGGCCAGTGTGTTGACACCCAGACGGTCAAGGCGGCCACTGATCTGGTGGCCAATGACTATGTGGTTTTCAAGACCAGCGCCACGCTGGAGGCCACTGCGGGCACCAAGCTGACCGGCGGCGCTGATGATGCGGCAGTCACCGGCGAGGACCACCAGGCTTTCCTGGATAAGCTGGAGGCCTATGCTTTCAACACCCTGTGCTGCCCGGCCACGGAGAGCACCGTGGTCAATCTGTATGTCAAGTACACCCAGCGCATGAGGGATGAGGTGGGTGCCAAATTCCAGCTTGTGGCCTGGAAACCCAGCGCTGACTATGAGGGCGTGATTGGCGTGTGGAACACCGCCACCCACGCCACCATTGCCGATGTGGACACCCAGGCGGTGGTCTACTGGACTACCGGCGCACATGCTGGCGTGGCCGTCAACAAGTCCCTCACCAATGCCAAGTATGACGGTGAGCTCATTCTGGACACCGAATACACCCAGGCAGCGCTTGAGGCGGCTCTCAAGGCGGGCAAGTTTATGTTCCACAATGTCAACGGGGTCACCCGTGTGCTGGAGGACATCAACACCCTGCTGACCCTCTCCGACACCAAGGGAGAGGTTTTCCAGTCCAACCAGACCATCCGTGTGTGTGACCAGATCGCCAATGACACGGCGGTGCTGTTCAACACCCGCTATGTGGGCACCGTGCCCAATGATGCCTCTGGCCGTGCCTCCCTGTGGGGCGATGTGGTCAAGCTCATCCAGGAGCTTGAGAAAATCCGTGCTGTTGAGAACTTTGACCCCGACACGGTGACCTGTGAGCAGGGTGACAAGAAAAAGGCAGTGCTGCTGACCATCAACGGCCTCAACATCATCAACGCCATGGCCCAGCTCTACATGAGCGTTATCATTCAGTAAAGGAGGATTGTGACACATGGCTGACAAAATCTCTATGAACACCCAGGATGCCGTGAGCGCCAATTTTGCTGAGTGCTTTGTGACGCTGAACGGCACCCGCTACTCCATGCTGATGGCCAAGGAGTTTGAGGGCAAGGCCTCCATCAACACCAAGGAAGTCTACCGTCTGGGCAATCCCGTGATCGGCCACAAGGCCCAAACCATTGCCCTGGCTTTCTCCATGACGGTCTATAAGTGCACGGAAATCTTTGACCAGGTGGTTGAGGACTTCATCAAGACGGGTGTGATGCCTACCTTTGACATCCAGACCTCCAACGATGACCCCGCCACCTCCGTTGGCCGGAGCACCAAGATTTACAACAACTGCGTGCTGGATGGTGATGTGCTGCTGTCCATGTTCAACGCAGAGGGTGACTTTGTGGAGCAGGCCCTTGAGGGCTACTGCGACAGCTTCACCCGCCCCGAAAAGCACACCAACCCGTCCTATATGTAAGGGCGGCCAACTAAAGGAGGAAATCATCCATGAGTAACCTGTCCGCATTTATGCACGCCAATGTTGAGCAGATCGAAAACTACAAGTTTGCCGCCTCCCCCCGTTTCAAGGGGGAGGATGGCAAGCCCATGTTGTGGGAAATCTGCTGCATCTCCGCTGATGAATACGCCCGCATCCGCAACTCCTGCGTCCGGCAGGTGCCGGTGCCCGGCAAAAAGGGCCAGTACACCCAGCAGCTTGATAGCTACGCTTTCCAGGCCAAGGTGTGCGCCCGCTGCACGGTGTTCCCGGACCTGAGCAACGCAGAGCTCCAGAATGACTGGGGTGTTGCCAAGCCGGAGGAGCTGCTGGGCAAGCTGCTCATCGGCGGTGAGTTTGATGACTATGTGACGGAAGTTTTCCAGCTCAACGGTTTCAAGACTGAGAATGAGCTGGTTGATGAGGCAAAAAACTAATAGAGGACGGTGACCCAGAGGCCAGCTATGCACACTTCTGTCTGCAAAAGTTTGGCTGGGAGCCGTCCAAGTTTTTGAGCCTGCCCGTCAAGGAGCGTGCTTTTGTCATCGCCTCTATTGATGCCCGCTGTGCGGCGGAGCGGAAAAAAGAGGCGGAACTCAAGAACAAAGCAAAACGCAAATAAGGCTCCCGCCCTGAGCGATACAGGGCGGGAGCTTTTCCCAAGGTGGTGAAACTATGGCAACTATCAGATCGCAAATGGTCCTCAATGACGGGATGAGCGCCGTGCTCAAGAGGATAACCTCCGCACTTGACACTACGCTCAACGCCTTTGAGCAGGTCCAGCGTGCCTCTGGCAGAGCTGTTGATGCCGCCCAGATTGCACAAGCACGCTCCCAGCTTGTGGGAGCAAATGCCGAAATCCAGGATATGGCGGACGGCTACCGCAGAGCCGCAGAGCAGGAGGAAAACCTCAACCGAGGCCTCCGCACCGGCGGCTCCCTGGCAGATGGTATGCTGGGCAAGGTCAAGACCCTGGTGGCCACACTGGCCGCCGGTGCCGGGCTCAATAAGCTCATCGGCCTCTCTGACCAGATGACCAGCACCACCGCCCGCCTGTCTTTCCTTGTGGATGACGGCGGCAGCGTGGATGAGCTGGAGGCCAAAATCATGGCCTCTGCCCAGCGCTCCAGAGCTGCCTACCTTGACACGGCATCTGCTATTGCCAGCATGGGCGCAAACGCTGGAGCCGCTTTCAGCTCCAATGATGAGCTCATTGCTTTTATGGAGCAGGTCAACCGCCAGTTTACCATTGGCGGCGCATCCGCCCAAGGGCAGGCGGCGGCCATGCTCCAGCTCACCCAGGCAATGGCGGCAGGCGCTCTGAGAGGCGAGGAGCTAAACTCCATCCTTGAAAATGCGCCCGGCATCGCCAGAGCCATTGAGCAGTACATGGGCATTGCAGAGGGCTCCATCAAGCAATATGCCCAGGAGGGCCAGGTCACCGCCGAGGTGGTCAAAAACGCCCTTTTCTCTGTGGCAGATGAAACCAACGCCAAGTTTGAGAGTATGCCCATGACTTGGGCGCAAATCTGGACCAACATGCAAAACCGGGCGCTCCAGACATTGGACCCCGTTCTCAACAAGCTCAACAAGCTGGCCAACAGTGAGCAATTCAGCACGGTGGTGGACGGAGCCTTGAACGCCTTGGCCACCATCACGGCCCTTGCCTCCGGCATCCTTGATGTGTTCGTCAACATCGGCTCTGCCGTGGTTGATAACTGGTCTGTGATTGAGCCTATTGCCTGGGGCCTTGTGGCTGCACTTGTGGCCTACAACGCCGTGGCGCTCATCACTCAGGCCATCAATGGCGCTGTGGCGCTCTCTGCTGGCGTGAAAGCGGCGGCAGAGATGATGAGCACTGGGGCAACCTTTGCCGCTACGGCGGCACAGTACGGCCTCAATGCGGCCCTGCTGGCCTGCCCCATCACCTGGATAGTGGTGGGGGTCATCGCCCTTGTGGCGGGCATCATTGCCCTGTGCAACTGGATTGCTAAGACCACCGGCGTGGCGGCCACGGGCTTTGGAGTTATCACCGGCGGCATCAATGTGGCCATTCAAGCCGTGTGGAACGCCATGCTTGTGGTGGCCAATGTGGCCATTGGCATCTGGAACGCTCTGGGTGCCTGCTGCTCCAACATCGGCACCGCTTTCCACAATGTCATCTCCAATGTGCAAGGCTGGTTTTACGGCCTGCTGTCTACCGCCCTCACCGTTGTAGAGGGCATCTGTGCGGCTTTGAACAAGCTGCCCTTTGTCGAGTTTGACTACTCCGGCATTTCCGCAAAGGCGGATGAATACGCCGCAAAATCGGCGGAGGCCTATGGCAGTGTTGAGGAGTACCAGAACATTGGGGACGCTTTCACCAAAGGCTACAACACCTTTGACACATTCACGGATGGCTGGGCCTCTGATGCTTTCAAGGCCGGTGCATCGTGGGGTGACGGTGTGGCTGATAAGGTGAGCAGTTTCTTTGACTTCGGCGGAGGCGGCACCGGCGGCACGGACCTTGGCAGCGGTTTTGACCTGAGCAGCATTGCTGACAACACCGGGCTGACCGCCGACAATACCGGCAAGACCGCTGATGCTCTGGCCGTGACAGAGGAACAGCTTGAATACTTGCGGGACATCGCAGAAAGGGATGCAATCAACCGTTTCACCACCGCAGAGGTCAAGATTGACATGACCGGCATGA